TTACTCCAATTCCCTCAACACCTCCTCCACTCTCTCATCAGTCAACATCTCCCACTGTCTCACAGGCTCACCAGGCAACACATAATCAAAAATCTGTCCGTTTTTGCGCACGATTATTACTGTATCGCCTACGATATATCCGTCATCAATAGCTTGCTTAAACTCATCGTATGTTAGCATAATGCACCTCCTTATCTTATTATTCGTAAAAGTCTCGTAAAAAGGACTTTTTAAATTAAGTCTGGTTTAATGGACTAAAAAATAATTTTAAAAAAATTTATCTTTTCTATTGACATAGTATACAATATTGTATATAATATAATCATAAAGATAAAACAAAAAAAGAGGTAAACAAAATGGAAATCAACGTAACAAGCTTCGAAATGGAAAAAGCAATCGTAGAAGGAAAAATCGAAATGGCTTACTCAAAACGTCAAGGGGCTTGGGTTGCAGAAATCGTAGGAACACACCCAACTTACAAATTAGACCGCAAATTTATTGAAGCAGACGAAGATGACGGTTACTTAAAAACTTGGGAAATTGAAGAAGGAAAAGTATACTGCATCTGCCCAAGCACTAAATACAAAGACCAATACTTTGTGAAATTGGAAAAAGGAACAATCAACGAGCTTACTAAAAAAGAAGTCGAAGAAATGTTTAATTAAGAGGGGGGCTAATGCTCCTCTTTGGGTCAAAAGATGAGAAAATTAGATTTAACAGGGAAAACATTTAATCGCTTAACGGTTATTAAAGAGGTGCCAAACTCAAAAAAAGACACGTACTGGTTATGTCGGTGTTCGTGTGGCAAATTTGTTGAAATTAAAGGAACTGCTATTAAAAACGGAACAACAAAATCATGCGGCTGTTTGGCTTTGGAAATAGCTCAAAACCTAGCTAAAAAGACAGAAATCGCAGAAAATGCGCATAATGGATATAACCAAAAACGTGTTGATGGCATTGCTACTTTTTTGATTAACGATAAGATACAAAAAAATAACAAGACTGGTTATAAAGGCGTTTTGCAATATAGATTAGCTGACGGATCGACAAGATACCAAAGCTATTTAACTGTTGGCGGTAAAAATTATAGTAAAAAAGGCTTTAATACACCAGAAGAAGCATACAATTACAGACTAAAACTAGTTGAAAAATACGTACCGAAGGAAGACATAAAATGAAAGCAGACGAAGAAAAAATAAAACGATTGCTAGCAAACAAAACCCAGCTTTGGGTTGCTGAGCGAACGGGAATAGCACAATCTAAAATATCCCGAATAAAAAACGGAAACATTAAGATGAAAAATATTACATTTGAGGTTGCCAGTAAATTAACGGAACTTGCTGAAGAAATGTTTGATTGAGAGGAGATAAAATCTATGTTATTTGGAATTGGTAGAACATGTAATTTTGGAGACTACAAATGGGAAATCAAAAAATTCCCAAACCTTGAATCGGGTGAGTTTTGGTTGCACAAAGAGCAATATCAATTTGCGGATCGCTGGCTTTTTGATTGCGAAGATGACGCAAAAGATTTTTTGATTGAGTATGGCATTGAAGAAAAAGTCATAAAAAAATGGTTTAGTCTCGCAAGCATATATACGCTTGTCGAAGGTGAATTGGATGAGAAATTTAGTCAAGCATACGTCAATAAAATGATGGGGTATTAATAACACGTATTATTCAAAAAGTCCTATAAAAAGGACTTTTTTGTTTTAGTCTGTTTTGGTGGACTAAAAACATAACACAAAAAAGCCGTCCTCGACTAAGAGAGCGGTTGGTTTATTTATTCTATTATAACACTTTAAGAAAACAAAAAAACCAGCCACATAGGCTGGGAAAAAATAGCTTTTATATTTTATGGATGATAACTACATACTAACAAACAGCAAATAAAAAAGCAAGAGCCGCTAGTGTCAGGCAGTTCTTGCTAGTGTGATTATCTAATGAATGTGCAGGGGTGTCAATAGAGGGGGGGAGCAGAGGGAAATCAATCAATAAATTCTTTAACGAGGTCATAAGCTACAGGGTTTTTACTAACTTTTTTAACTAGGTTCCTTTGTTCCAACTCAATTAATGCATTATTTACTTTTGTTCTAGAATACTTATTATCTAAAATTTCAACAAAATCTTTATTAGTTATTCTTTCATTGAGTAAGTCAAATAATCTATTCTGTGAAAGAATAAACAGTAAATTCTCTTGTAACTCTGTAATATTAAGTTTATCAATTATAGAAGCAATAACTCTTAATTTATCTTTCATCATTTCAGATGTTTCAATCATTAATTCTTGGCCATCGATAATAATTTCTAAAATATCCTGAATAAATAATGTTAAATCGGCCTTATTTTTAGGATTAGAAACTCCAGCAAAAGCTTTCTCATATTTTACTCGATTCTGATAGATAGAATTTGAAATAGAAAGCCCCGTAAACAAATCTAATTTTCTCGATAAATATGAAGATAGTAGAAATCTTCCCATTCTACCATTCCCATCGTAAAAGGGATGAATATATTCAAAGAAATAGTGTGTAATAATAGCTTTAACTATCAAAGGTACTTGATCGCTATTCATAAAAACAATCAACTTAGTTAAATCGGCATTTATAAGTTCTTCGCTAACGTCCCCTTGGTGAACATTTTTTTCTCCCTTGCCCACAAAAGCCAATCCTTTTCTAAATAACTTTCCATCTGGTCTATCCTTTTCAGACATTTCGTCTAGAAAAATATTATCATATATATCTCTAAAATCCGATAAACTTTCAATTTTTTCAACCTTCAAATGTTTAATACCAAAGTACATCTTGACAATCCCAGAGAAGCGCTTATTGGATTTTGGCGATTCGTATGCTTCCTTAATCTCTCTTCGTGTTGATTGGACTCCCTCAATATCGTTTGTACTCTGAATTTCATTTATCACTTGAGTTAGAAATAATTTATCTTGCGCAACCTGTGGTAATTTAAATTCCCTTAAGCGGATACTATTCTGCTGTATTTGCTCTAACAGTTTAGCGTGAGAAGTTAAATTCATATAAAATAAAGGATATTCTTCCCGCTCTCGACACTGCTTTTTGAAAGAGAAAGGATGTATGGTAAGGTTTAATTTTGTCGTAGATGGAGATTCGAGTCTGTTAACGTATTCTTTTTCTGAATCTAAATAGTTCTTATAACTTAATTTTTCTAAAGTTTGATACATTATCCTACCTCATTTCAATTATTTTCACATATTATAACATTTTTTAAAATTGAAGCAAGTATAGCAGTGTATTTTTCTTTCAACTTTAAAAAACGTAATTTCTTTTAAGTTAAAATCGATTTTAGCTATTATTATTATCCAACATAAAAACAGCCCCCGCAAAGCGAGGGCGTTTGTCTTATCTTAAGGAGCTTTACCTCCTATATTGGTTTTTTAGTTGCGGTGTAAGTAACACCATTAATAGTAATCTCCAGGCTATCAATAACCACATCAATCTTGTCAGACTGCCCGACATCTATGTCGGTCTGTTGATCATACTTGTTAAGTGGTCCATTTTCCTGCTCAATCGCTTTTAGCCTGCCAGCCATACCAACAATGTAGCTACCGCCTTTTTTGCTACCGGCATATATGTCGGTTACACTAATTTACCCCAAAGACTGATAATGTTACCGTCTTTGTCAGTTATCCCAATTGCTAAATAGTTTCGCATACCCGAGCCGCCAACATAGCTAATCCAGTAGTAACCATTCGCATAGCCCTCACTATCAAAGCTGACAGTATCACCTTGTTTGTAGCTATCTACTACTTCACTGGCTAGGCTTGGCCAACGTCTAATATTAATCTCTGCGACATCAAGCGTAAAGGTACCAGATTTTGATGTCTCCACGATGGTGTCAGAGGTTTGTGGTGCTGTATCCACCGTCTGGTTAGTATGGTCAACAGGTAACCTAATCCAGCCGACAACGCCAGTAAAATCACGAGTGTTAAAGCGAGCGGGGCCACCTACTTGCAAGCTATCCCAGTTACCGTCAATATTTTGCTCAACGGTTTTAATCGTATAGCCATCACTATCCTCGATGACAGCTCCTGTATGTCCGTAGGGACTACCAGCAACCTCCATGACAAAAAGGTCACTAGCTTTTGGATTGACTCCAGGGGCATTATATACGACCTCTAGCCCTTGCGCAGATGCGCTATTTAACAAGTCTATGGCATTACCCCATAAATCAATGCCGAACCAGTTTTTGACGATAAAACATGGTAAGTCACAGCATTGCGTCCCATAAGCACCGTCTTTATCAACTCCCATGCCCGAATTGGCAAGGTCGACACAGTATTTTACAATTTCGTTTGCGGTTGTCATTGTTTCCTCCTTATTCGTTTTTAAGGCTTCGGCATCCCATTCCTGTAGGTCGTTTTCCTCAATCAACTGGATAAGCAGTTCCGCATAGCCGCTAGCTGTCGCATAGCCTGCATCTTTAATGACATGACAAGCCTTTTTATAGTCAGTCTCCCCGACAACAGCCTTGTAGCGTGGATTATCGTTTAAAAACTTACCGTGATCAATAATACTGTCAGTCCAACTGTCATAAGCCCTAAAACGGTCTACAATATCCGTCACGACACCTGGCTGATACTCCTCCTGAGTTTTTGTATTAAATGACTTACCCGTCCAGCTTGCATCAGCTTTAATGCCAAATAGAGCGTTGTGTGGTGCATGTTTGCCCCAACCACTCTCTAAAATAGCCTGCGCCGCTGTCAAGGATGGCAAGATTTTGTACTTAGTCCAGCCATCTAAGCAGCCTTGTTTGATTTTATCTAAAAAGGTCATCTGTCCTCCTCATCCAAAAACGGATAAAAGATAAGAGCAACCACAGACATCGGCACATACAGTATTGCGATTGCTATAACTAATGCTAATCGTGTGATTGCTCGCATGGCTTATTCCTCGTCTTTAATTTGTGACACATTCATGAGGACACAAGTAAGTCCTGACAACAGCACTGCTGATAGCATGGTAGGCCAGTTAATATCCGTAATCAACACGCTTGACCCAATAAGACCAACCGCAGTTTGTGCCATTGTTTTGATTGTTTTAATTCCTACTTTTTTAAACCATTTGCTCATTTTTCTTCTCCTTTTTTAAATAGCGTGATAATACGCTCTTTGTTGATAATAACTTCGTCTTCGACGCGACCTAAACGCTCTTCGTGACGATCGATAATTTTTTTGGTAATTTCACGATCGCGATCAAGATTTTTAAGCTCATAAGCTAACTCTTTGAGAGAGTCCTTGAGTTGAGCCATGGCAAACTCATTAGCTTCCATGGCTTTTTTAAAAGGCGTTACAACTGCCTTCCAAAGACCAAAAACAGACATGAGAGCCGCTGCCGCAGCTCCTGCCTGTAGTAAATCAAAGTGCATCTAACCACCTCTAATCCTGCTTAACTAGATCCGCATACTTAATGACTGTGACTTTATCCTCTGATTCTAAGTCCTCTAAACTTTGTTTGTCATACTCAAACGGCTCGTTGACATGGACAAAGACTAAGTTGCCTTCGCCAGCTTGCTCTTCGTGTTTATCGTCGACCACCGTAAACACGTCATAAGCTTGATACTCACCTTTTTTGGCTGGCTCGATTAGCTCTAACATGCCTTTATAAATATCAGGCTCTACTTTATCGCTAGTAGTCAAAACGTGGATCGTTTGTAAGTTAATCATCTTTTGCGTGCGCTCTGCGGACACTTTAGCTAGTCCTGCGGCTGTTTGAGCAGTTTTGGCAGTCTTAGCAGTTTCCTGTGAGATTTTTTCTAAATCGTCCACTTTTTGCACGGCTTCACCCATAGCGATTTCGACGTATTCAGATTTTTTAAACTCTTCCAAGACAGCTTTGATTGTCTCTGTATCGTTAGTTGAGGTTAAGTCCTGCTTAATCAGTTGTGGGATAACAGCGCCGTCATCATCTGTAATAACAACGTATGTGCTTGCGACTGCTCCTGTACTGTCAGGCTGTGGGTATTTTCCTGTGACTTTCCAATTTCTCATAGTTATTCTCCTTTTTTGCTTTCCTCAAATTGTTCTAAAATTGTGTCAATAACCAAGATTTCTACTGAGGTAAATTCATCTTCCGATTCTGCCAAGTATCCTAAAAAGTCAATAAATCGCTTAGAGTATTCATGTCCTTTGATAGTGATGTCCTCGTTGCCAAGCTCTGTCAGTAAGTCGTTAAGCTCATCAATTTTTGTCGGATCCTCAATCTTGATGTTTTTCTGCTCATCGATGACAAACTTGCCATCTTTATCCTTGGCCGCATACATGTCAATGATGTCAGCTTCATCCTTGGCATACTCTTTGATTTTATCAACGACTTTGGCGAGCAACTTCGCACGTCCACGATTAGCACGCATGTTAGTGACTTTGATTTTGTCAAGCACGTCATAAAGTGTGTTTAAATCTTTGTTTTTAAGTGTTAAATCCATTAGTATCTCCTGATTAAAAAAATTCGTTTGGTTTTATATCTTGCGCAGCATCTAAATTATAAATGTCTCCAATAGCACCCCAGCCATGATCCCGGAATTTATTACTGATAACTTGCAAAATACGACCTAAATTCCAGTTTCCGAGCCAGCCCGTATTTTGCCAATAGAGCGTCCCTGCAACGTATGTTTTTGTTGTATGCCTAAAAATTATTCTGTCGCCAATAAGCTCCACGCCATCTGCGTCAGAGTAAGGTGCTATACGTCTAATACGTATGCCTGCATATGCGCCGTCATCATTCCAGTCGACGGCGCCGCTTTTTACTTGCTCAATCGTTTTGTCAGATACGACTCCAAGCGTAACCTGCACGCCGCCCTCGTACCCATCTTTAAAAACCAAAGCGCCAATATTGTTGCGATTTCCATAGCGAGAGCTATTAGTCATTTTTTGCCTATATAAGATGTTTGATGTGCTGTTAAAAACAATCTCTGCATCACTGTTAAACCCCATCTTAGCTGAGTCAAGGTCAATAAGCATAGCCCCATTACGAGCTTTAATCACTTTACCCTCAAGCAAATCGGTAATCGCATAGCTAATTCGAGCTTTGATAAAATTAGCATCCAAGCCAACAATATTGCTGACATCAAGATTGATAACTCTGATTTTCGACGCATCAATTGTCCCGCCGATGATATGGTCGGCTCTGATTTTGATAACCTCGGCTATCTTTGCGGTAAAAGCGCCTTTGACAGTGGTATTACCATCAAGAGTGATGTTTTTTCCAGCAATTGTCGCACCATAAGCATTGAGGTTAATTGCTGAGATAATATCGCTGCCAGACATCTTACTTTGCGGGATTTTGTCTTTGATCGCAAGCATGATACTGTCACCAGACTGTTTGATGTAAGACTGCATTTTTTCCAAGGTCACAGACTGGCTTATCAAGTCTTTTAGCTGAGTAAACTTAGACTGGATAGTGTCACCTTGATTGGATATCTTGCGCTCATAACCTGCCACCGTCTCTTTTAGGGAGTTGTAATTCTTCTCGGCATCTTGCAAGAGCCTTTGATAACTGTCTAGGTCTTGCTGCACACGACTGACAGCGCCTTTACTGTCTCTAATCTCTTGGTAGATTTGGCTAGCAGTTGCTTGTTGCGTTGATTGCAGCCCACTGATTTTTGACTCTAGCACTGTCCGCATGCCTTGGTTGCTACGAGTAAACTCGGCACGTAAGTCATTGAGCTTGTTTTCATAGGCTTCGGTTGTGCCTGATGACGTTGTGGTGATTTTAGCGGACAGCTGCTTAAGCTCGTTATCATACCTTTGCGATAGCCCTTGCGCTGAGGCTTGTATCTCAGCTCGTAAACCGAGTTTATCATTGGTTAGTTGAGCTTTTAAGCCCTCAATACCAGCTTGATAGCTTGCGGTTAATTGTCTATTGGCGTCTTGATAGTCACGTCTGATGCCGTCTATGGTGTCGTTGATAAGTGTTAGCTTTTTGTCAGTATCATTGCTGATACGAGTAGCAATGCCGTCAGCTTTTTCAATGATTTCCGTTGTGATGTTATCACGATGATACTCACGTAACATGCCGTTTGTCGTCAGCTTGATTTTTGACCACAGATTTGAGTTTTTGGTATCTGTCAGCTCTAAATTAATAGACTGTAGACCACTAAGCATCTCCTCAAGACTTTTAAAGACACCAGTTGACTCACCACTGCCCTTAACTACCACAGGCGCAACGTAGTTAGTGGCTTTGTCCCCTCGCTCAATCATGATCTGGTTAAAACGAGTTGTACCAATACATTTGTCGTTAGCTAATTTAACGCTTTTTGTGTCACCATCAGCCGTAAATGTATAATAAGCACGTCCATCTGAGCCGATTGTTAAATTTGACTCGTCTATTAAAATCGTTGGATCTCTACTCAATTGTTACCTCCTAATGTTGCGAAATTTTAAATGTTGGGTTTTTATACTTGTCTATCCCATCAAACGGATAAGTCCACGTCTCGATAGACAGCATTGCGCCTCCACCGGCAACTGTCCGAACTGGTTTTTTTAGCTTAGCAACGATTTTGCCGTCAACCTCAACAGCAACTTTATCAACTCGATGCCAGACAACCCCATAAGTCGCAAAATCCTGATTGTAATCAATGACAGCATAATCATTTAATTTAGATACGTTAGCGTCTACATACGCTGTAATGTTGTAGGCTTCCTGAGGCTCTGCTGATTGAGACCAAATGATCTGATTATTACAAATGACACGACCAATTGCCCGTCCGTCAATCGTGATTGATTGATACAAACCCATCGCGGTAGGAGGCTTTGTAACGCTAGTATCTGGTTTTGATGATGATTGATAATTATACTTATTAGCTTTATACACATCAGCCTGTGTGCTAGATACGATTTTATAGATGTTAACATTTCCGCCATATTCAAAACTATACTTATCGTGTATAGATATATAATAGCTACCTATTTGTGTGTCCTTATCCCAAACCAGTTTTATATCTACTGTTTGCTCTATTAACCGATAAAAAAAGCCATCTGGTATCTCTTGTACTGCCATTACTTACCCCCAGAGCGTTCAAACACAATCATGCCAGTCGTGTCTATCGGCACACTACCTTTATCCACCACACGGACAGATAGATATTGTCCTGTCGTCTCATCTTTGAGTTTGCCTGCGTTGTTAATCAGCGATCGTATATCAGCTTGTCTGATGTAGCCTGATAGCTCCCCTCGTCGTACAACGTCGTAAGGCAAAGCCGCTGGATCTCCTGCTGGTCCCCGTTCTCCTCTTGGACCCATTGGACCAGGCGCACCATTATCTCCTTTAGGACCAGGAGGGCCTGCTTCCCCTCGCTGACCATCTGCTCCTCTTTGACCAGGGTCCCCTTTAGGACCTTTTAGTTGCTTCCGCTGCTCTTCCGTGAGCTGTTCAAAGGTCATTTTACCGTCAGCACCTTTAGGACCTTGTGGCCCGGTCGGTCCTTGTGGTCCTCTAAAATCGCCCTCGACAACAGCCTCTGAGCCATCATCTAACTTAAGTGTTAATTGTCCCTCTGCTAACGTGCCACTAGTTACTTTAGTGCCACTAGTTACTTTAGCGCCAGTGTCACCTTTAGGACCCTGCTCCCCCGCGGGGCCGGGCGGACCCTGCGGACCTGTATCGCCAGTCTTGCCAATCGGACCTGTTGGGCCAATCGGGCCTCTTTCTCCTGTAGGACCTTGAGGTCCCATAGGACCACGCAAGTCTTTTAGCTCACTAAATCGGCTTTCACCATCGCCAACTTTGGGGTAACCCGTAGTCGTGTCAATTCCAATTTCTCGCTCCATTAAGATATCAGAACTTGATTCCCACTCTTGCGTGGACATGCCTCTATGCTGTATCCTTGCTGATGCAACTTCTTTTGACATTAAATACCTCCATTTCCATCAAAAATAACATCTGGGTTTTCCGCCCAGTCCAAAACTAAATCAGCATTATTACCATCCACAACCTCTTTATAATCCATCTCCAGAGCTAAAATTTGCCCCTCTGACGCATTTAAATCTACTTGCTTAGATTTATACCAGTCGCCTGTTAAAATAGCCGTGTAACTCAAAGGATAAACGCTGATAATCTCTTTATCCTTTGTCAGGTCAAAGGTCTGTGGCGCCATTTTTGCTTTGATCGGTGTCAGTACCAGTTTGAGACCTTTATTGTTAGTTTGAGTAAGCGTGATAGCCACTTTTTGAAGCAGCTCACATGTCTGACTAAAGCTAATCGTATAGGTCTCGCCACGCTTAAAGCCACCGTCATTGGCTTCTACCTCAATAAAGTCCTCATCATATGTCTTGGTACGATTAGGGTCGCCAACTAATAAATTTTTGTTGTAGCGGGTCTTACCGTTGTTTCCTAAAATTTCGGCAGTTAAACGAGATTCTTCGCTTGTCTCGCTGACTTTGTTTTTGAGGTCGTCAAAGCTTTGTTTAATCGACGGGATGTCATCAACTTTGATAGCATCTGTGATTTTTTTAATGGCTTCCTCTGGCAAAGCTAGGTTTTTGAGGGTGGCTCGGAACTCTTCAAGCTCTTTATCGGTGCGTTGATTGATTTCTTCCTGCGCTTTTTTGGCTTTTTCGAATTCGGCTATTGCGGCATCATAGGCCCTTTGAGCAAAATTCAAATCCTCAGTATCTAGTACTTTAACCCATTGCTTGCCATCCCAAATCCAAGTGCGCTGATACTTACCATTTTTTTCGAACCAGTAATCACCTATCTTGTGCTCAATATTGTCATCTGGTTTTTCGTACCAGACACGGTTACCATTGATGTCTAGGAGATATTTAGGCAGATTAAGCTCAAACTGCTTTTGGTTGTTAGTAATAACCTTTTGATTATTTTCCAGCGCATTAATACGCTCTGAGACCCCGCCTGTTAAACTTTTAGAGATTGACTGGCCAATCGTACCCAACTTGATCGTGTGATTGCTATCTGTATAGACGTCATAGACAATCTCCACTACTTTTTCGGTCTCGGTTGTGATGCCAAATTTTGGATAGTAGAGTGGTACGATATCGCAAAGCTCTACTTCTTCCATGACCCTGAAATCTTGATAGTCAAGCGTTTGTGACAAGTCGATATAATCAACCTCGATACTGACTTTTGGCGCACCAATGTTATTATCCTTAAGGTACTTCTGAGCCAGCTTTCTGATTTCTTCAACTGTTGGTTCATTTTTGTCATCGTTAAAATGGCTTGACAAATCAACCATCTGGATTCTGCGTTGAGCATATAAGTCAAGATACTGACCATCTAGGATAAACTCGGGCAGCGTCACCAATTGTTCTTCGGGTTGCTCATGCTCGCCTACGTGCGGCTTACCAGAGGCTTCTTCTTGCGGTTTTGGTTGTGGCGTATATCTTACGTAAGGATAGATAGAGGTGTAATTGCCATCTAGCAGGCGCTCCTCCTCTACGCTGACGATATTGCGACCATACTCCAGCACAGTAGGTGCTTTGCGCCCCATTTGTTTGTGTAAGATGATGGTACGATTGTCGAACTCGTACTCACCACCGTAAACATCCAAGATTGAGCCCGCGACACCTCCGAGAGCGCCACGGGCATTGCCGATTTTATCAACTTCCCAGTTAAAACTCCCGAGCGTTAAGATGTCGCTTTTAACATCAAACTTATCATCACCGACAAGGTTTTCTTTCCAGACTTCTAAGGCTGACTCAGCACCGATACTAGACCCATTCACAAATGGTTTTAAAGCAATATCCTGTGTGCGCATTGAGATGTGTCTTGCAAAAATCTCAATGTGATCCTTGCTATTTCGTAGTACCCGATTAATCTCAAAAGTTTGCCACTTAGTCCTACGACCAGCGTCAGACTTAATCTTCATCTCCTCTTTAAAGACAGAGGCAAAGACACCATCTAAAGGATATTTGATATATAGTGAGTAATTGCCATTACGCTCACGAGTGACTTTAATCTCGTAAGCGTCTGCAATCTCTCCAAGACCAAAAGTCCTAAACCTGGTCTCTTTAGCCTCATATAAAACTGGTATCATACTTTAACCCCCCAATTAGGTATTGCGGTGATCGTAAAGTCACCAGTCCATGAGATTTTATTTTGGCCTACATCAAATAAAGGCATACGGTGATGTTCTGTTCTTACGATATTATCCCAAGCGGATAAGACATCTTTATAAACAAGATGCCTTTCCATGTCTATGACGAGTTCTCCTTGCACATTTTCCAGCCCGGTCTCAAAATCATTAATGGTTAAAACACCATTACCCGTACCTTTGATTTTTAAGATAGGTTTAGCCTGGACATTACCAGGGTTTTGCAAAGTAGCACCGCTGACAAGCGACACACTTTGTTTACCTGTTTTTAAGTATTTGATAGGGTGGATTAAAAAGTTAATCTTAAGCCTACCGAACTGCTTTAAAATCTCGTCTATCTCAAAAAGATTGACGACACTAGCACGATAGATATAATCCTTGTCCCAAGATAAAACTAAATCATGCCAACCTTTGACGTGTAACCACTCGCTTATCTTTTGCTCATAAACTGTGACATCGCCAACCAAAGAAAACGGGAAGTCTTGTTCAATGACTTTCAAACGGTCATTATCCTTTAAGAGTACACCGTCACGACCAGCTACTTCGATTAAATCAACGTCATTATTTGTTGATTTTATTGACCGCTCGCGTTCTAGTAACAAACCTAAATCATTGCTTTTAGTACCATTAAATTCAATGTATCTCACTAATCTAACCTCCCTCCTTCTCCGTTTGTGTAGTAAGCTAATTCTCTGAGTAGCCGCCTCATATTTTCTTGGCTAAACATATCTTCTGAATTACTGTTATTAGTAGCGTTCAAGGTATAATTATTTGTGACATTTCTGTCATCTCTGTCTTTAAGTAGTTTAATCAATTCTGCTATTTGAGGGCCATTATTGACAATTACTTGCCCTTTGTCACGCACACTTTTTAAACGTGTTGTTAGATTGGCAATTTTGGTATCATCAAAACCTATTCCATTTGCATAATGCGGGAATAATTGTTTTGTTCGGCTTGCCTTTAAGACTTTAGATCCTCTCGGCAGAGGAAGGATAACATTTCGACCACTTGGGATAAATGATTCTCCGGTTGGTAAGGTAACCAACTCTTTATAGAGAGGACCTTTTTGGTCATTGACCATGGCCAGACCGCCGGGGTGGAAATCAGTCCCTTTTTCGTGTCCGAAAATCTTACGGACAAACGTTGTAATGGTTGTCGTAACACTTCTTGGGATTCTAGCTAACGACCACATAACATTTTCTGCAACGCCACTTGCATTATCTTGAGCTCTAATAACAGCGGGACTTTTTTGTTTAGGACTATTAACAGCCCTATTAGCACTCGCAACATCTGGCCCGGTCTTATTCGATGCCTTCACATCAGCCGGTACTTTCTGCTTGACATTATCAATCTTACTTTGCGCCGACTGAGTATCACCTGCTGTTTTGTCGCTTGCATTAACATCGGCTGGTACTGTTTGCTTAACACTGTCAAGGGCTTGTTGAGCCGACAGCGTTGGTTCTTGTGTTAGATTTTTCGCTAACAAAACTTTCTCTTCTGGCGTTAACGCTTGCCATTGTGCTAATAACTCTTTGCTATCAAAAATTTCAATCATAGCCTGTTGCCCATCGACAACTAATTTTTTTTGCTCAATAGTCATGTTTTGCCATTGGCCACCTGCCACTAGCATTTCAGCAAGAGCGGCTCTACCTGTTGGTTCAACATCTGCATTTTTGACCATGATTTCAAAGCTATTCCAACCTTCTGCTGTTGACAGCAACTCGTTTAAACTTTGTTGTGGATTGTCGCTAGTAAAGAGACTATCCCACTGAGCGTTAGCTGCCGCCACCTCTGCCGTGGCATTAGCGGTATTGCGTGATAAGACTTTCAACGTTTCACCAGATTTTTCAGTGTAATAAGCTAGTTTACGATAAGCATCGTCATAGCTAATGCCAAGCTTTTGTGCCATGTCAGACGCCATTTGGCTTATCCCCCGATGAATTTCTTCTTGGCTCTTACCAGATTCTTTTAACCGTTGGACTCGCTCCCTCTGGATAGCAAGATACTGATCACTTAAAGCTTTAGTCTTCAGGTTGTGCTGCATGTTTAGTTCGGTAAGTCTATTCAAAACTTCTTGTCTAGCGGCCAACTCTTCAGCACTCAATTTACTAGTGTCACTTCCAAATTGTTTTAAAATTTCTTTTAACTCTGCTTTTTTTGTCTTATATGCCGAATTTTCTTTATCAAGCATCTTGACGGTATTTTCAGATACTTTTTCAAGTTGTCTAGCATTAAGAGCATCTAACTCGTTATTTAAAGCAGCTGTTAAAGCTTTCTTTTCTGACGCAGAAAACTTCATCAAATCAAGCTGTGTGCTAATCATTTCTCTTTGATTTCTTAACACTAACTCTTTTTCCGTCTCAGAAAGCTTACTCATGTCGCCATTATGTTTTTCCATAATAGCTTTTATCTGAGCGTTCATCCCTTTAACATTATTAACAACGGCTTCAGTCTTGGATTTCAAAACATTTATGGTTTCTTCTGACAACCCTAATTTTTTAGCTAAGTTTATATTCTTGTCTAATTTTGATTGAGCTAATTTTTCAATACTTCCGACCAAGTCGTCAAAAGCTTCCGTCACTTTCTTAACGCTACTTGCGCCTGCCTCGAACATTTGCAAAGAAGTGTTGGTTTCGTCAACTTTTTTCTTAAAGTTGCTCAAAGCAACAGCTTCCGTCTGAGAAACAGCAGTCCCCCACTCTTCTGTACGTTTGTGGGCTTTATAAATACTATCGGCAATTAAACCTATGCCTACAACGGCTGCACCACCTAGCAAAACACCCCACGTTACTGGGTTACTTAGTAAGGCAACTGCTCCAGCCATACCACCCATAGAAGTCGCTGCCGCTTCAGCACCAGCACTTGCTGCTACGGCACCGGCTTTAAACGTGCGTAGCCAACCTGATAAAGCACCTAACCCACGGCCCATCTTACCAAGGGCTTGGATAGTGCCTCCGATAACACTAAAACCATTACCCAAAATAGATAAAGCTGGTCCTGCTGCAGCTGCGATAAGCCCCCACTTAACAATTTGCTGCTGTTGCTCTTTGTCAAGCGAGTTAAATTGCTTAGCTAAATCTGCCGCCATTTGAATAATTGGTTTCCCTGCTTCGAGCCCATTTCTCAATGCGTCAACTAGAGGCCCGCCAAACTCAATGGCTACATCGTTGATTTCGTTCTTGAGCATTTTTAGCTTAGATTCAGTTGTTTCATAGCGTTTATTAGCTTCGTTGGTCAACGCTGTATTTTCTTGCCAAGCTTTGTTTGAGGTGTCTAGAGCCTTGCCTAAAGTCTCGGATGCTAAACCTAAAGACTTAAGCATGTTAGACTGTCGAATACCACTTAAGCCAAGTTCGTCAAGCACTTTTGTGGCACTTTCGCCTTTTTTGTCAAGTTGACCAAGTCCCTTGATAAATTCCTGCAAAGCAACAATAGGTTTTTCTTTCCATGCTTTAGCAAAATCGGCGGATGACATATTAGCGATTTGAGCAAACTTAGTTAAATCTTCACCACCTGCCGATACTGCACGCTCAATAGCTGATAACGACTGAGTCATCGCTGTGCCACCAGCTTCTGCTTCAATACCAACGCTTGACATAGCAGTTGCTAAGGCAAGCATTTCTTGGTTTGTTAAGCCCGCAAGCTTACCAGATGCTGCTATACGGTTGGTCATTGCAAGGTTGGTCATTGCAACAATGTCTTTTTCAGTTGTCGCAAAGTTATTCCCTAACGCAACGACAGCACTTCCAAAACGCGAATACTCAGATGATGCTAGACCTGTAATATTTGCAATTTTAGCAATAGACGTCGCCGCTTCTTCTGCGGATAAATTGGTAGATTCTCCTAAATCTATCATTGTACGAGAGAAACTAAGAATATCTCCTGTCTTAACTCCTAATTGACCTGCTGCTTCTGCAACGTGAGCGATTTCAACAGCACTGGCTGGCAACTCTTTGGCCATTTGTCTAATGCCTTGCGACAACTTAGCATAGGATACCGTCGCCGTTTCATCCACGGTTTTCTTGACACCGGCAAAAGCAGATTCATAATCGACAGCCGCTTTAATAGCATAACCAGCTCCTGCAACAATCGGAGCCGTAACTCCTCTTGTAAATGCAGCACCAACTCCAGCTACCGAATCGCCAAACGACTTCATCTTGCCGCCCACTCTTTCAGCCGCTTTACCAAAACGAGTAAAGACACTAGTTTCTGTAGCTAAAGCTCGCAATCTGTTTTGCAATTCCGTGACTTTTGCAGCAGTATCCAACATTGCTGATTTTGCGCCAATAAGTTTTTGCTTTTGTTCAGCAGTAGCATTATTGACATCGCCAATTTCTCTTTTTAAGTCGCTATACTTTTGAGATTGAGTCTTTAACAAGTCTTGATAGCCTTTTAAGGCACTGCCTGTTTCAGTATAGACTGCTTTAAGCCCCTTAATTCGTCCGCCGTGTCCGCGAAAACTATTCTCAACAGCTTTTAACGAGTTGTCTAAGCCTTTCATATAGGTCTTTAAGTTTCTTGTATTTGACATAAAGGGTGATATGTCTAATGTGGCTGTTGCCACCAAATCACCTATATTCCCCATTCAGTCTCCTTTCTAGCCGAAAATGAATGGGAAAGCCTTGTCTAAGGTCGTTTCAATCACTTCTTCTTTTTCGACAGTTTCAATTTCTAGCGCTTGTACCATAAGTTCAATGTCAGTTAAGCGCATTTTTTTAATATCTAAAATGGTGTACCCATTTTTTAATAGACTTTGTATCCACAAGAGTAAGTTTTCTTTAGCTTCTTGAGGAGTTATTGTGCCTTTTTTTCGGCTTCTTCTTGCTCTCCTCCGAGTGCAGCGATATAAAGGTCGTTGAGCGTGTTTAAAACACTCATGTCAGATTGTTTTAAGTCGTCAACAGTAAACTGACCAGCGTACATATCAACAAACATTTGCAAGTAAGATTCGTTAAGTTTTCTATGCGCTTTAGAATCTAAACGTCTTTTCTCATCGTTAAATACAGCGCTTTGTCTAACTTGATGCTCAACAGCCAACAAATTATCTTCGACATTGATAAAGTCTTTCGAAAAAACTTTATCAACACCGCCTTTTTTTAAGGTAATTTCGTACATATCTACTCCTTGTCAAAAATAAAAGGTTGGATTTTAAATCCAACCTTAAACAACTTCATCTTCACGACGGCTATCAGGAAGACCATCAGAACTTCGATGGTCTTCCACTACGACTTTGGGAATACCATTCCTTTGAACGTTTCTAACTTAAATTTTTCAGCATCTTCGCGGCCGATAACGATAACATCACCGTTTTCTCCACGGGCTACAAAGTTTCCGGTTACAGTATCAGTTTTAGGATCTGGTGCCCCATCCTTGGTTTGTGCTTCCATTCCAGGGATATTAAATTTACCTTTTAGCAAACCGACCCAGATAGCTTTGCCATTTTCATCACTTGTACGGAACATACAAGCCACATCATTTGGCGTGAGTGATTTATTGTACTTCTCAATCCCGTTTTCTACGGTGATCCCAAAGAAATCTTTGCGTGCATCAGACGTCAAGTCTAACACTTCAATTTCAAGTTTTGTTTCAGTGATTCCACCAGACAAAACTACGTATGGGCCATCATCGGCAGCTACAGTTACTAATTCATTGGTAATATCAAGTTTTGCCGATTTCATGCCAGGAAGTTTTTTAGATGTTGCCACCTTATCGTTGTCATCAACTACCCCATATTCAAAATCACGTAATCCAAATTTTACTTTTCCCATTTTTTCCTCTTTCTTTAATAAAAATCAAAATAGCGGTATTTCCTTACATTCATGAGTAAGTCAATATCGCTATCTTTATATCTTGGTTTTTCGTTTGCGGTGTATCTTTCAAAACCGCCTTTTTTTAAAATATCATCTATACATTTGCTAATTTGGTCAGCTTCTGAAGCTGTTTTGCACCAAAAATTGATGGTGATACGTTGCTCATTACAAAGTATCTCATCATCAGCATAATCAGCAGGACCATCTAGCGTTGTGTTAATTCGCATAAAAGGCGCTAACTCTGCTTTGCGTAAATCAATAGGGTTGTCTGGAATGTCATAGGTAAATATGCCTTGCTTAAATCCATTTTTAAAAGAACCACCTCTGAGCTTATCCAACAGCTCATTTAGTGTCTTATCGTTACTTAATAATTTATAAGCTGTCGTTTCAGCAATCAAAGTCCTAGTCCCTCCTTCACTTTTTCAGCGTAAATCTGCTTAGCTTTTGGTGTCATCTGATTGATTGTTTTTTCCTTAAAGTCCTGACCGCGTTGATAAATCGTCCCATCGTTAGGATAGTGAGCACGCCAACCAGTTGCTTTACCATAACCGATTTCTTTTGAAACAATACCGACATTAGCTCCTTTAAAACCACTGATAACAGTATCTTCTTGCAGTCTTTCTTCTGTTTCAATCTCATAAACAGGAGTATTTGCTTTAAGTGCTTTTTCAAACTCCTTAGCAACTTCAGTTACTGCTGATTTCGCTGTTTTAGGAGCTTTTACTTCAAGCTTTGTGAGATTAGCTAAAATTTCATCCAAACCTTTTGTCATGATAGGCTCACCCCGCTGATCATAATCATGTCCTTCCCAGAATCGTCAGGTTCAATTTTATCTATCTTATAGATACGATTGTTAAATTCAACAAACATCGTGTTATCAATAGATAACTTAGGGTTATACCTAATCAAAAAAACCTTAGTATCTTTGTTGGTAGGTAGGTTGCTAGTGTTTTGAAACTTGGACTGGTAGTTAAAATCTCTTAATTGAGTTTTTAACACCTCCGCCCAACATGTATAGATGTCTTTTCTAATTGCAGAGATAACCTCTCCGTCTTCATTCTGACCGCCAGATTGACTAAAGATAGTTATCCTGACGTTCATCTTGCGTGTGATCACGATTCATCACCCCTCAGTCTTAATTGATGGATAATGTTTAACACACCATTAGCCAACGGATAGCGCATACTATCCGCTGACAGGCCACGGTGTTCGTACTCTTCCTTGACTTGTTTTTTGACGGCTAAAGCAAATTTAGCGCTATCCTTAAACGTGTCTGCGGTTGAGTCGCTGTCTATCGCAAAACAAATTTGTTCTTGAGCAGATTCAATCATTTCTTTGATGATGTCATCCTCAAATTCAAAGTCAATTTTACAATAGAGCTTTACACTGTCTAATAATTCTTTTGATACAGCCATAGCTATACCTCTTCAACGCCTGCTAGCGCAAGTAAATCTGATTTCAAGGTCTTACCACTAAAGTCAATTCCCTTGCTTGTTAAATAGCGTTTAATTTCTTCTACAGTGCTCTTACTAGTTGGTTTCGCCACTTCTTCAGTGGCCTTATGAGGGCAATTGTTCTGGCGTGAATGTCACATAGTAGCCAGCTTTGTCATCTATCTTAGCGACACCAAAGCGAAGGACAGCTTGCAAGTATTGTCCATAGATTTCGTTATCTGCCCAGCGAAGACCTAAGTCTTTGCGGTCAGCAAATAACACGCCGCGCTTAAAATCTCCGATAAAAGCCGAGTCTTTACCAATTACGTCATCAGATAGGACAAATACTGGTTTTCCAAGGAACACTTTGCCAGACGCAGAGGTGATTGAGTCTTGAAGCAAGTAGCGACCATTTTTGTCTTTTAAAGTATCTAGGGTTTGATAAAAACTTTGAGATACAATAAATGACACATTGTAAGCTGGATCTAAATCTACATTTAGGATTTTTTTGATGTCATCTAATGTTTTGACACCAGCTTTAGCCTCAAATGTTTTTAGGACTTTAGCAATTGCATCATTAGTTGTATTAACTTTCATTTGACCGATTGTTTCAGCAACAATACCAACCAAATCTACATCTGCGTCATCAATTGACTCTTGAGATAGCGGGATTGCGCCACGGTAAGTTTTAACTTCCCATTCAACGTTTTTGAATTGTGGTTTGCCTAGTTTTGGATTTTTTTCTAATTCTTCAACGCTAACCATTTTTTCAGTCGCACGTTGCAATACTGGCCATTTCCCTGATTCTTTTTTAGCTGGGTGGATGCTAGTAAATTGTTTTAAATCAACAACTGTCTTAACCTCACGAGCTGGTGTATAAAGAATTTCCTCGCTAGAAACAGGTTTTACGTCTGTTTTCTTAACACCATCAGTCTCAGGGTCTACTGGTGTTGTCTGATTAAGTGGAATAAGTACTTCATCTTTACCTTCGAATCGTAAACCTTCATTAACAACCTTTCCTTTTGAACGAATAAATTCGTTAACGCTTTCGCGGTATGTTTTAGTTCCTTGTGGCACTTCTTTTCCTCCAGTATTTTCTGCACCGCCTTTTTCAATGCTAGCTTCATACATTTTCAAGTCATTTTCTGCTTCTGCTAGGTTTGCTTTAGCTTCTTCAATTTCTGCTTTAATTGAACGAGCAGCTTCAAGGTCATCTGATTCCAAAGCATTTTTTACTTCTGTTGTTTTCGTAGCAATCGCTTGGTTTAAACTAGCGATAGTCGCTTTAATTTCTTTGATTTTTTCTTCGAACATAAATTCCTCCAATAAAAAAAGAGCCTATAGCCCTTGTAAAATTTCTTCTTTTTCAATTTCTAGTAACATATTGCGAATTTCTTTTTTACGTCTATTTCTACTTGCGTAATAATCATCAATTACCGCTTGTGGCAATATTGAATTATCAATGCTAGCAACTGCTTCAAAAGACATCACTTCGTCAGCAAAACCTTTTTCTACGGCATCTTGAGCGGACATAAACGTTTCATTTCGCATCAAATCCATGATTTCATCTTCCGATAGCCCTGTTTTTGCGACATAGGCATTCACGATAGCTTTATCGCTAGATTTCAGAGCGTTAGAAGCTTTGTCTAGGTCATCGCTATTACCAGACACCCAATTAAAAAGTGCTTTGTGCACCATCATCTGAGCGGTTGGACTCATGACGACTTTATCAGCTCCCATAACAGCCACTGATGCTGCACTTGCAGCCATACCAGTGATTTCTGCGGTTACTTTTCCTTTATAATTTCGCAAAGCCGTATAGATTTCGCTTCCGACAGTGACTAGACCACCATTTGAATTAACTTCCAAGATAATATCGCTATTGTCTTCGGGAAGGTTATCAAAAATACTTTTTGCACTAACGGCTTCCATTCCGTAATAGTCGTAAACTTCTTGAGAGTTATTTGAAATTAGCGGACCTTTAAGATTTATCCTCTTTGGCATTTACCTCACCTCCTTTCCCTTTGATACCAACCTTGTCCTGATATTCTTCTTTTTTGTCTAAAAAGACATAGTTTAGGCTAGACTGGTATCTATCCATATTAGGATCTGTAGATTTTTGCTTACCAAGTTCAACAAGTCCTTGATTAGGTGTCAAGATTTGGTTGTTAACCAATTTGACAATCTCATCAACATTACGACCTGTGACACTCCGTGTGTCAAATTCGATATGATACAGACGTCTGTCCTTGTCATTCAATGTTTTAAGCCCTAATTCGCTTGTGATCGCGTCAAAATAAAAAGGCAAGTCGTTTGTGACATAGTCCTCCATCAGTTGAGCTACAGATTGGTTAGGGCTATTAACGCCAAGTTTATAGCTTGGTACTCGTAAAGCCTTGGCAATCTGAGCGGTTGAAAAATTGTTACTCGTGATTAATTGCAAAACGTTAGTATCAATTTCTAGCGGTGTATATTCCATTGTGCTATCAAATACTAGCGGACTTCCACCAACAGAACCTTCTCGCATTTTTTCAAAGTCTTGTCGCGCTCTTTGCCGTGCTTCTCCACTTAATTGAGCGCCCTTCATGGTTAGAATGCCACTCGAAAAACCATCCTTGAAAAACTTAATTAAAGTATTGATACCACCTTTTTGTAGGTCTATCTCATCACCCAAAGACAGTAAAGGAGACCTACCCAAAATTGTGTCATGGCTAAAGAATTTCCAGTGAATGACATCGTGAGCGAAGCATTTAACCTGTTTCGCTGTTAAAGTATCAGTAAAAGTGTAGATGATTTCATGATTATCCGTTTCCTCAACTGTTGTCTCTGACGGTCTGTAAAACTGAAACTGCAAAGCCTGACCTGTTTTGGGGTCTCGTAAGATACGAGAAAAGGAGTTGCCGGTCAAAATGGCATTGACTGCCATAGCAAATTTCCAAGTCCTAGCACTCGCATTATTTGTGGATTTAACATTTAAAAGATAATTAATATCCTCGTCATGAATAATATCTCCAGTAATATCTTTTTTAAGTAAAGGAAACCTCGCAATATCTCCTGCTATGATGGATGTCGCAGTTAGTACGTCGCTGTTTTTTAACGCCGACACCCCAAGATATTGTTGAGAAACATCACCAGCTAACACCGACGATATGTAGTCATCGTAGGACACCTTTGAACTTCCCAAAGGTTGGAAAAAACTCATAAATTTCTCACCTCCTTTCTAAACCATTAACATCTATGTTCGCCACTTGCGCTTATAATTTTTCTTAATGTAGTCAACATCATCACCAATTGCCTTGATAGCTACTTGGTTATCTAAAGTAGCAGCTTTAACAGTCGCTAACTCTTCGTTTGTTGCCATAGCGTTGTGTTGTACGATTCCTGTTAGCACTGCAATTTGTCTGTCTTGACTCTTAATTGCTTCTGCTTGCATAGCATTTTCTGCAATCAATAACACAATAGCTTGTTCGATTTTGCGTTTTTTCTTAATGCGTTTATTCATTTTCTTCCTCCTATGCTATCTACGTAGATAGCCAAAATAATTAATATAAGGCCACTTGCGATAAAACCAACTTTATCACCAAACAAAAAAAGACCGTGTATTAACAGCCCTAATCCAACTAACAAGATTAATGTATGTATGTTTTTTAAAATAAAACCAATCAAAATAGCGTCTCTCCTCCTAAAATCTTTTCACTTGTCCAGTAACCAGAACCATCAAATGGCTCTAAGTAACAAACTGCATACCCATCAAGAGCAGCATCAAGGGGGTCAATCTTATTGCTATTCTTATTCTTGTCGATTCTCATGCCATTATTATCAGTCTTGATATAGGCATTGTTGACAGCCATGGTCAGCAAAGGGTTACCAGAGTGCTTTATTTTGCCTTTTTTGAGGTCGTCACGGAATTGTTTTGTCGGCATGTTCAAAACCATCGTCGTCTGATTAACCTCAATCAGAGGCCACTCTGGATGCCTTTTTTCAATCATTGTAAGTAATGTTCCAAATTGATAAGGATCAAAACAAATTCCATTAACTTCCCAGTCGTTTGAGTAAACCATCTCTTCAATTTTTTCTAGGACACGCTCATCATCAATAACCCCGCTTTCAAGTGTTGTTATCTCGCAATAACCTTGACGTTCCAGATTGCTATAGGAGACGCCATCTCGTTTTTCCTTGGCTGTTAACCCATATTTGGTAGCAACAAAAGAAAAGCTATCAAGATACCAGTAGTCATCCATCATAATAACTGGTGTGATAGCAAATAAGTCACTCACACGCCCAACATCAACCCCTAACCAAACCCTGCGTTTTGTGGTGTCTGGTTTATCAATCTGAGCAAGTTCCCAAGATTGCTTGTCAATATAGGATTCCTCGCTAGATTGACGCCACATATTAAAGTTTTTAATCAGGACTTTATTAATTTCCCCTGTTTCGAGAGATACTCGTCTACGAGTTCGTAAATAGTCCATAATCTTATCATGTAAAGTTTTAACCTCAAGGATTGGATTGGATTTTATCCAGTTTGATTCATCCTTAATTTCCTCTTCATTATCTTGTTCTGCGACATATCCAAAATAGCCATCATCTACAATTTCTCCATCTAGTATCTTAGTGATGTATGGATACTCAATTGTGTGCATAGGGACATTCAAATCCATCCCTGCCGTCGAAATAATCAAGATAAACGGGTTATCAAGCTGACCTTGACCAGATTCTAAAAGCTCTAGCATTTCATTAGTCTTTGATGCTGCGAACTCATCTAAGACACCGACATAAGGCTCAAATCCATCTACAGCCCCAGTATCTCGACTAAGTGCTCTGATATATGATTCGTCATGTAAGTTTTTAAGCTCATCACGGACAATTTTTGTAGCCTTTCTGACATCAGCGTCCTTCGCTCTGAGAGATGATAACTGCTTCTTTGCCATATCCCAAGCGATTTTAGCCTGCGTTCTATCATTTGCAGTACAAAACAATTGTCTGCTCATAGATGGGTTATGGCCAAACAAAAATTCGTAAAGTAAGATACCAGCTATCAGGATTGTTTTGCCGTTTTTACGAGCAACAGAAATCATAGCCTTTCTGAATCGCCTCAAGGAATGATCTGTTTTCTTTCGCCATCCATACAAATTCCCGATAATGAACTTTTGGAACATCGCCAACGGGTAAGGTTTCCCCGTTTTTACATCTGGCAAAATCTCAATAAAGTTAATTGGATCAGCTGCTTTTTTCGGTAAATAGTCAAACTTAAAATCTTCATTATCTATCCTTTTGAGGTCATTCAAATGTCTTAAACAAGCTTTAAATACTTTCTTACTTGATTTTATCTGTTCATCAACGACCATTTTTGCATAATAAAAAGCATCATCTTTATAGATGTCGCTGATTGCTGAATAATCGTATTCCACTTTTATCACCTACAAACCTATGCGGAATGATTGACCTATCGATTGCTTACAATACCGACCATCTTCTTCGCTAATATACTCCACTAAAAAACCATTATCCCACGGATTGTTTTGGGCGTCATCTGAATCATACTTAACAATTAATTTAGTGATACCATTTATTTTCTCACCGTTGATTTCAACAATTGGAAACTTACCATTTTCTACCAGCTTAACAGAAAATTCTTTAACTCGTTCCATTTTTATCCTCCAAATTTATCAAATATACTCTTGGGTTTTTCCTCTTCTTTAGGAATAAACATTTTCATACGACTATCCACAGTCAAGCCAAGTTGGCTTGCGCTACTTCTGATGTTCGCAGCGGCTTTTTCCAACGTTAAAATAAGAGGGCTTGGTATCAATCCTTTATCTGGATCATTCGTAAAATAACCAACCTCATCTAGTTTTCTACTTGTTTCTTTGTAGATAGCATACCATGTGCAATATAACTCTAATAGTCCTCTATCGAGATTTCTTAGGGGTAGGTTTTGGAGGTCTTCTATGATTCTCCTATACTCGTACTTAGCAACATTATTAAAATGCTCAGGAGGTGTCTTTTGTAACTTTTTAAGACCATCAGAAGCCTTATTTTGCGCGGTTTCTCTCGTTATTTTTTCTTCTTTTGTAAGATGTTTTTTTGTCGTTTCAACTAGCTTTAAATTTCTTCCCATAAGACCTCCTTTACACGAATATTGACAGTTTAAAAATTTCAAAAAGGGAATTTTTTGCACGGAAAAGGGCGCGTTCTTAAGTTTCCGAACAATATAGCCCCGTTTAAAAATGAAGGGGGTAGTTTCCGAATATTAACGTACTGTTGTTAATTTTTACACCCGTTTTTCTATTAATTGTTTTTACGTCTTTCTCGTATCGCTTTACTATCGTTACACGCTTTACAGCTTGCTTGCAAGTTGTTCCAATCTAATCTCTTGTTCCAATCTTTCTTAACTGAGACAATGTGGTCAGTCATAGTAGCTTCCCCGCCGCACATAGCACAAACATAATCGTTTTGCAATAGAACTTGCTTGCTTGTTTCTCTCCACAACTTAGAGTTATAAAACTGCTTAATCTTCCTATCATACTTCCAGCGATTACGATTATAGTCACGATACTCTGCTGATCTATCGTCGTAGTCGACTGTCATCCGTCTACCTCCAGCAATGATTAGCTTCTGCGGCCTCATACCCTAACCTCCAATAAAAAATACGTATTTTTTGCGCATACCTATTGACATCCACCTTGTTTATGTGTATAATATAAGTATAGAAGGTGAGGTAAGCAATATGCCAATGACCCCAAAGCAGATGATAAAACTGCTAAAAAAGAATGGGTTCTACGAAGTCAGTCAAAACGGAAGTCACAAAAAATTCCGAGACAATAACGGACATCAAACCATTGTTCCAATGCACAATAAAGACCTCGGAAAAGGTCTTGAAGATACCATTCTAAAGCAGGCGGGTTTAAAATAATCCGCTTGCCAGATGGTGTGCTTGTCTCACAGTAATCAAAGGAGAATCATTATGTTAATTTATCCAGCTACATTTACACAAGACACAGACTATATCATGGTTACATTTCCAGATGTACCTGAAGCAATTACTCAAGGTAAAGACTTTCAAGAGGCTTATGAAATGGCTGTCGAAGTCTTAGGCTTTGCGCTTGAAGACTATACTGATTATCCAAAGGCTAGCTCCGTTTCCGATTTAAAAGAACAGTATCGTGATTCTGATATTGCTTTAATTGGCATCGATATGGTTGCCTACATGAAAAAATACCATTCCAAAAAAGTCCGCAAAAACGTGACTATCCCTGAATGGTTAAACGACGCAGCTGAAGATAAAAACCTCAACTTTTCTCAAGTCCTTACTGAAGCGCTTGAATTAAAATTACAAGCATAAGAGCCACTTTTGTGGTTCTTTTTTGCATAATAAAAAGCCACCACAATGTGATGACTGAGTCGTCTCTATAACTTTTCTAAAATTTTAACTCCAACTATTTTCTCGCTCAATGGACTAGTTGGGTCGAAAACTATCTTTTTACAGCAAATATAGCTAACTTTATGTAACACTCCCGATTGTAAAAACTCTGGGAAACGTAAATCTTTCGCAACTTCAAAACTATACTCGCCTTCATCAAATGATTGATTATCCGATATTTTTATTTTCCCTGTATAACTATGTGAGTTTAATACAGTTATCTCACCAACTATCTCAAAATTTTCTTCCGTCAGATAAGAGCGTTTTTTAAATAAATCTGCATTATTTGAGTCTAATGTCAAATCTCCTACATCAGAGCCGAAATTAACAGATTCTATCTTCGGATTAATAACTTTAGCTAATTCTGTAAAATGAGGTGCTAAATGTTCACCTAACTCTGATACATAACCTGGGTATTCATAATTATTAATGGTAACATCATTGCCGTTGTTTACAATAACGATTGCTTTATCTCCGTTGTTTTCAATATGCACAGTTTTTCCTTCTTTCTTAGCTGCGGAGACTTTTTTCAAAAAATCAAAAGAGTTTAAAATACATTCCCAAATCAAATCTCCGTGATCTCCAACAATTGGCACTAAAGGCAATATATATGTTTGACAAAAAAGAATAACGTCTGCTTTGAACGAACCGGGTCTAATATCTGATATATAGACTTTGAAATCGTTAGCATTTTCTGCGGTCATTCTACTCTCGTTAATCAAAAACAAATAAGTCTTCTCAGATATTTTCTCGAAACTTTGTAACGATTTAATGAGATATTTTAATTCATATCCTTTGTCATCATCCATTGCTTCGCCTGATATATGCAAAGCAATTCTTTTTTCGCCTTCTGAAGCCATATTCTACTCTCCAAATTTTTTTATCACTTTAATAATACTATTAACAAAGCCCTTACACAATAGGTATAATAGGCTTTTTGATAAAAATATGGAGTTTGCATTAAATGCAACAGGAACAGTCGGAATCGAACCGACTTACAACCGTTGTCCCCACTAACCACAAGCAAGGTTGCGACCCTTGGTTTTGGACTTGCGGTTAATATGTCGGTTGGCACTGTCTTGTCCAACCTTGACATCGACTTAGCAATCGCTAAGCCTTAAAAAAGCCCCATATCAGAACGTATCTGCCTTTAAAGGAATGGGGGGATTGTCTTTTCCAACTGTTTCCAATTTGGAAATAGCTGGTATTGAGACGGCAGGATTCGAACCTGCAATATCATAAGATGCGTGCACATGACATTTTCTCACGTCTCAACAACTCTCTTCACATTTGCGACTTACCCGACCGGTTCAACCGAGTAATTTAACACCTTTAACGCAAAGCTACTAAGCTTTAGTAAAATAACAAGTTTGACCGTAGTTAAAGTTGGCGACTAAATAAAATAGTCAGTTGGTAAAATGGTTATCTCTTCTTGTTATTTTGCTATACTACAATATTAACACTGTAATTAGTATTATGTAGTATCAATTTGTATCTAATTAGTATTTTTTAGTATCAATTCCAGACTTTCCTTACCTCTTCTGACAAACATAAAGTATTTATTACGATTACCTATGTTCAAACGTTCTCTGGCTCTCTCATAGTCCCCATCACAGTCAAGATAGGTCGTTAGTAAAACGTGACTCTCACAAATGCCCATGCTTTGCACAATCAAATTAGCCATTTCTTGTCGACGGTCTTTTAAACGCTCAATCTGATCACTATAATAGCTAACCATATGCAGCATCTTTATGTTTTTGTCTTCCTGTGATTGTTTAACCCCACCAGACACTCGCATATCGGACCACTGAGGAGACTTAACAAGCGACCGACTCATTAGGTTAGCGTCTCTTTCAAGGGTCTCTATGAGATGTGGGATAGTCTTTAATTCTTCCAAAAAATTATTAGCTTTTGTTGTCGGAATGTTGCCCATCTAACTCTCCATTCATGATATAATATTGTTAGGAATTTTTAATCATGAAGGCGTTCTGCATGGACGTCTTTTTGTTTTGTGGAGAAAAGCCCTCTCTTCCTTTTTATTTTGACACAGGCGCAGTATGTCAGTGTTAGCGCCTTGCATAATAGCCAGTGACCGATAACCAGCGTTAGATTTTGTTTTTTTGGTCAAGGAGATTCTTATCACATCCTTTTTTAATTAATTTCGGTCTACACCTTACGAACCTTTGACAATTCGCAAGGCTGATAAAAGATTGAAGGTTTCTAGGGTAAGTTTAAGGACGATTCCAGGTCCTACCCCCACAGAGCCACTGCAGGCTCTTATGCGCTTGCGTGGGGTTATAAATCTGTCAGTGGCACCCACGTAAACTGTGGGAACTGCTCTGCTTCTTGGCGTTTAAGCAACGCAGCGTTTAGTGGGTTGCGTACCGTCCAGACAAAGCCATCATCAAATACCATTTTTACGTATTCAATTCCTTCCTTGTCAAGCAACACTCCTAATTCTTCAGTCATCTGTTACCTCTTTCTTTAACACTTTTGACAGCGCAGAGTGACTTTCGTATAATAAGTCAAATGTTGCATCAGGGTTAAATATCATTACTTCAAAGTCGTTCTCACATTTATCAATTAAATCACTTAGCCTATTTACTAAATTTTTGATTTCTCTTTTATTCATTCCGTCACCTCAATAACTTCGTAATTATCGTCATCAAATACATTAAAACCTGATTCTTCTAAAGCTTTTCTAGTGTGGCTAGCATTAAGAGATAAAGTACTAATTCCGTTAGAAAATAACCAACATTCGCTATTCTTATCAAAATTTAAGTAATTTTGGTTAGGGCTTAGTCGTTTATCTCTGACTTTGTACAGCTTTTCTTTTTTGACTGTGTAGCCGTAAATAAGAGCGTTAACTAAATCTTTCTTAATTTTTCCCCCGCAGTTATAAAGAGTTTTCATTTCTTTGGTTTTACTATCTTTATATTCCAATCCATTACCCCAGCCTTGCCTTGTAACATGATAGAGTTGATTAGGTAAGTTGTCGGGAAATTCTTTCTTCAATCCTTCTAGCCAATCCGCCACAAACTGCGGAATTTCTGGTTTTGGTTGGTCGAGTGTGTCAAGCAAGGCTTTTACCTTATGGGCTGGAATCATTGGAATCTTCCAAAGCTCATCACTATCTACTGACGATTTGTCTACTATTTTTTTCGCTTCTTCAATGTTCATTTTGTACCTCGGTTAAAATAGTTTTAATTGACTTCTGTATTTATTTATTCTTTCGCTGGCCAACGTGTAGATACTACTGTCTAACTCGCACCCAACATAATCAAAACCAAGCTCTTCGCATGCTATCAAAGAGCTAGCTGAGCCTACGTGAGTATCTAAAATTTTGTCACCATCCTGAGCATAATTTTGCAATAGCCAAAGATAGAGATTGACTGGTTTTTGTGTAGGGTGGATTCTAACCTCATTTAGAGACTTATTCCCTTGCTGAAGGTGACCTTCCGATATTGACTTACCTTGCATCATGCCATTCCACATATAACGAAACAGTCGCACGCTATCGTAAAAACTGCAATAAGCTATCTCGCAGTCTGAAAAACTAGACTGCCCATTGACCTTGTCCCAAACTATACGTCCCGAGCTAAAATGATAATCATAGTAATTGACACCCCAGATAATTTGATTTTTGGATACTCTGAAGAGTTCATCAAAATACTTCTCATCTGGAACATGCCATTCAGAAGTCTTGCCGTATAAACGTTTGACGCCTATAGGGCTAACCTTGCGACCATAGTAATTTCTTTTTTCGGGACCTGAAAAATAAGGTGGGTCAACAATAGCTAATTCAAAATATTTATCAGGGTACCTGGCCATTAACTGCATGCAGTCCTCATTAGTAAACAATCTCACCCTCCAAAATTGTAATATAACTCGTATTTATTCAAAACGTCATACGCTTTTGAAATAAATCCTAAATAGTTAATGTCTGCTTGAAACGTTTGTATCAACATCAACTGGCTAGCAAGATGGTTTTCTAAATGATCAAGGACCAACTTATCCAATTCGCTATTCAGTTCATCAATGTTAATCTCTTCTTTTTCAACTTCAATCCTGATTTGTTCCCAATTTTCGTGATTGATTTTCCACTTGTCTGATGTTAATTGCTTTTTAGCTTTACAGTCATATAGTTCTCGACTGCATTCATCAGTCGTTTTTTCTTTGTCAATAACGATAAAAATTACTGAGATCGGTGTATCTTCAAAAGCATTCTCAATCGTATTTAATTCTAGCAATTGATTTCCAATTAATTCTCTCATTTTTGATTCAAGCGAACGATAAGCAATTCCAGGGAACATAATGTAAAATCCGTAGCGCTTTGAATATTCTAGCGACTTTAGTAAAAAGATGTCATCGACTTTCCCTGACTTTTTCCAAGGGAAAAGCTTTTGAATTTTCGCTTTAGCTTGGTCTGACTGCTCTTTAAACATTAGCGAAAACGGTGGATTCATGACAACAGCATCGTATTTTTCTGTTTCATTGTGCAAGAAAAAGTCATTGTTAATCACATTTGCACTTGGAAAATTTTCTTGTAAGACTTCGCATGCTTCACTTTGAATTTCCACCGCTGTAAATATTGACGGTTGGATAAATTGCTCAAGTTGCCCAGAACCACCTGCTCCATCAAATACAGACGGATTATCACCACAGTATTTTTTAACTTTTTCAGCCGTGTATTTACGTAATTCAGCACCAGTGATATACTCAGCAAATTTATTAGCTTTTTTGCGGTTATTGTGTTCTTTCATCTATCCCCCGTTTCCAGTTTTTTTTCGAAGTAAAATTTGCCGTCAAAAGGTTTTATACTAACAATTCCGTAATCGGCACCTAATCGGCTGATAAATGGTTGCATGATCCTCTCGTGTACTGTCATAATTTGCTCTCTAAACTTTTCTAAAGTAAGTGTTGACTTATAAAAATTGCATGATTGGCAAGCTGGCATATAATTACTGATGTCATCAGCTCCACCATTCCTAAATGGTATCAAATGGTCAACTCTTAACGTTTTAATATCAAGCATTTTTCCACAATAGGCACAGTGACAGTCATATTTTTTAAGTACTAGTTGCCTAGTTTTTTTGCTAATCGATTTACGTCTCACACTATCCCCCATTCCCGGTCAATTCCGCAATCCGTTTAGTCTGTCTAGCTCTATCCTCACTAGCACGTTTAAGCTGCTTTTGTGTCCTGCTTAGCTGAGCGCGTAGTCCGTATATTTGTGGCTCGTAGTAATTTTTAAGTGATATGCCAAGCCCTGATACGACAATCAGCATAATAGCCAAAAAAGTGATGATATGGTTTCGTCTGCTGATCTTCTGCTCTTGCTGAAACATTGTGTCAACTAAACAGTCAAGTATTTCTTGTTCTTCAATCATTCTTCCACGCTTTCCAATAGGCTCTCTAATTTACGCACCAAAATATCTTTTCGAGTATCTAATTCATCTACATCTCGTTCTAATTCGTCAATTTCACATTGGTAATCGTCAATCAAAAGATCTATGTCATTGATTTCATCTTCTATTTCTTCAATTAATTCTTCTTTTCTCATTCATCTACCTCTCTCAAAAAATATTCCGTCGATCGCTTATCATTAGCTAGCTCTAGCCGTCTAATAAACTGCATCGCTTCTCTTTTTGTTGCGAACTCATGCTCTGTAAACAATCTCTTGTCATAAACTATGTAAGTCGCTGTAATGCCTTTGTTGTAAAACTCTCACAACGTGTTTTTTAGTAATCATTTTGCTCTTTCATCCAGACAGCTAACATCACACAATAATTAGCCATGTCGTTTAACGTGTCTGAGAGGCTCTCTGAGACGTTTTGTTTATTTTTGATAAGATTACACACCCGATTGTATTTATCGGCTATACGGACGATTCCAGCGATGATTCCGAGGTCGTCAAGCGACTTTTCAAAAGAGTTTCCGTAATCTGCGTTTTTTGCTAAAAATGTTTGATAGTTTTTATCAAATGCTACTTGCATTGATTCTGGATTAATTTTATCTGTCATCCTTTTACCTCTCTCAAAAAATCTATAATCAATTTACACTCGCTCTTATTTGGCAATATTTTGCGTTTTAAGAGCGCTTTTAGCTTCCAAGCATAAATACCTATCTTGTCTGCTAAAACTTCGTCAGACACCTTTGTTTTGTCTCTACGGGCTATTAATAATTCCACTACATCATAAGGCAACAGATTATTGTAAGATTTAGGTGTGTATTTAATATCTTTATTAAACTGCCTGCGTCTTTTCATAGTCCCATCTCCCATGCTTTAGTGAGTGCATCCATACGCTTGATTTTTTTGACAAGCTTAACGTTACCATAATTTTTAAACATCCACTTTTCATAGATTTCGTCATCCTCGTCCGTCTTTTTTTGTTTAAGACGGTAAGACTGCTTAATTAAGGCTACCATTTCCTCAGTCGTGTAGATTTGTTTAAACCAGTCCAACACGTTCGGAGGTGGCAATCTATTAAGATTTTTATAGTATTTGACAGATTTATACACTCTGTCAGCTTCTTCTGGATCCGTGATTATAATGTTGTCGTCTAAAAACGCTTTGATTGACGGCTCCATTTGTTTGTAAAAATCATCTACTAGTGTCATAATTCGTTTATTTCCACCTCGATTCTGGGATTTGGACTATATATCTTCCGTGTAGTGTGCTCGACAATGATGTTGTCATCTATCCACACAATTTCCGCTTTTGATATACTGTCGTATAATGCTTTTTCAAGGTTGTCCAAATCGGGCTTATTTGGCACATATAAGCGCTCATTTATGTAGTCTTGATACTTTTGTTTAGTCTTATCCCTAGCACGCTCTGATGGCTTTTTAGACATCAATTTCGGTGCTTTTAGATAAAAGGTGACATCATTCTTTATACTGTCATCAAAATAAGGTCCATCATAATTGTTTTTTACGTAGTCTGTGACTTGTTTCCTCCAAGCCATCATATCTTTGTCTTCGTAAGCCCCGCTCCATCTGCTAAAGCGTGGGCGCTTTTGAGGTTTTGGCTCAATCGGTATTGTAAATTTAACCACTACTCCTCCAAATCGTCGTCATATCCGATGAACACTGCGTGTCTGCCGTTAGGTTTTCTTTTTTTATATGATGGCGACGCCATAAACGTGATAGAGTTGGCTAAAATGCCCAGCCTCTCTGCTAGCTCATGTTTTGTGCCAATATCAACAAAAACGTCGTCATCGTAGACCGCATATATTCTTTGTCTGCGTTTTTTTTGCTCCATAAGAACTCCTCTTAGAATGGAAGATCGTCATCTGAGATATCCATCGGGTTTGAATTACTAAATGATTGACTGTTATCGTTCTGCGAAGAGTTGCCTTGTCCAGATTGTTGATTGCGACTTTCCAACACTCGGAAGCTTTCTGCGACAACTTCCGTCACATAGACACGTTGGCCTTGTTGATTTTCATAGTTACGTGTCTGAATACGCCCTGTGATGCCGATTAAAGTACCTTTTTTAGCCCAGTTTGCTAGATTTTCGGCAGACTGTCGCCAAATCACACAGTTAATGAAATCCGTTTCTCGCTCTCCGTTTTGCTCTTTAAATCTGCGGTTTACCGCAAGTGTGAACGTAGCTACAGCCACTTGACTTGGTGTGTAGCGAAGTTCGGCATCCTTGGTCATGCGACCTACAAGTACAACATTATTAATCATTTTTTAGTCCTGCTTTCTTTTTGAGTTTATTAATCAATTCGTCCGCTGAAACAATGTGTTCCGTATGCAAATCTTCTAGTGCCTCCACTTTTAAAGTATCGGTTAGCCATTTTGTTAGCTCTTCCACGCTTTGGTTTTTGGCTTTTGCAATATCGCTTAGATCAGATTTATAAGTCTCTACTTGGATATTGCTTATTTTAGGAGTTTTAAAAGTTGCCTCTTGTGTCTTTTTTTGTTCTTTGCGTTGCGTATCTTCTATAGCAATCGCATCTACATCTTCCTCGCCAATTCCAAACAGCCCTTGCAAAGCATACTTGCCTGCGTACGAGCTCACTGCACCAGTCCATTGCGGGACTTGCATTTGTTGTATCTGCTTAGGCTCTCCTGTTTTATAGTCTTTAGTATTTAAAACAGGCACACTGTCTAGTTCAGCATATCTCGTTGCTTGGTGTTGTTCATCACCAAGTCTAGCAGTTGCTGTTGCTTTGATAAAAATTCTACCGATCAATTCCACCAACTCGTCAGATACCGTCAATTCCCATCCGCTATTTAGCGTTTTAAAGTGTGTGAAAATATCTTCTGCATTGCGGAAAGTATATTTCACCCCTTGTTTTGTCGTTTTTGTTATTTGCATCTTTGTCTGCAGTTCTGCAAAAGTCATGCTCATTTACTTCACCTGTAAACTTTCTGTTTCGATTAGTTCAACTCCAAATATATCAATCCCAGATTTCAAAGCTTTTGAGATTTCATCTTTTCTTGGTTTGTATTCAATTTTTTCTTGCATGTAATCAAGAGGAATTTTTGTTTCGTCCAAAATCTCAACTTTTTTACTTCTCCGCAAAGACACCTTAAATATTCCAGCGTCAACTTTTTTCTTTTGGCTCAATCCCATTGCGTGCCTGATCGTCTCTTTGTATTTTTCCGCTTTTGCTTCCGCCTGTTTTTGCTTTTTATAAAAAGCTTCTTTTTCGGCTTTATACATTTCGGCATCAGCCTGCGCATTTTTTAACATTTTGACAAAATACTCAATGTTATTTTCCAAGTCTGACTGGAAATCGATGCTGTCAAGTGTATCTTGGAATATTTCTTCGTCTAAATCCATTGACTGTAATTGTGCGTAAATACCTTCTAACTCGTATAAATAAGCCATGTTATTTCTTCTTTCTGTGTTTCAGTTGCCAATTTTCGGCTTTTAATCTATTGTTTTCCTGGCTTAGCGCTATGACCCTATTTTGTAACTTGTCTATCTCTTGTCCTAGCAAAGCTTGGACCTCAAAATAGTTACTCTCCCAGTCTTCGCTAAATTTAAAGTCATCGAACTTGCTCATACAACCCCTCGACGGCCGCATGTATGTCTGTTTGACCTGCGCCAAGATAGGTAAAACCCGCTGCCAAAAAGACTTCTTGCGCAGTTAATATTCCACCGAATTCATCAACTGCCTGGTAAAGGTAGATACTAAACGTTCCAAGTTCTTGTTTAGCTCTTAATTTTGCTTTTTCTACTTGTTCTGGTGTCATACTTCCTCCTAAATCGCATATTTCTTGCGCAATTGCCGCAATAGTGTCACGTACTGTGATTTATCAACTAGCCCAAAATCAAGCAGCTTCTCACGCTCTTGATGGCTTGCTCGGTACCAGATAAGCGTCTCTCTATGTTGTTTTGTCATAACACATTCTCCTGTTTATATCGCTCTATTCTCAACCGGTCTGCTTCTGCTGTTGTAATGCCAAGCCCAAATGCGTATAGGTTGATAGGATTTAATACAGGTTTAACCCCGTTTGCCTCTTTTCCTTTTTGGCAATACTCGACAAATTGGTTAAAGGTCTCTATACTGGCCTGCTTGCCATACATTTTTTTAAGCAAGGTATTGAACCCACTAAAAATCTCCTGATCCATCTGGTACCTCACTTGGATTTACTTTTAAATCATCATACGTCGGATCTTGGTAGTCTGGATTCGACCAGCTAGGGACGTTGGATTTACGTGAAGTAGTTGTCAATGTTTTTGATTTTTGTTGTTCAAACCCTTCTTGCTCTTGATTAGCTTGTTCAACGGTTGTAAAACCTTTTTTCTTCCAGTTATCTAGAATGCTAAAAGTGTAAGCAGGAGCCACTATTCCTTGTTCAGTTGTTCTAGTGATGGCTAACTTGACTAAATCCATATCCATCCCATCAAGACCGATATAATCTAATAATCGCTGAATATGATTTTCATTTGCTTTTAGCCCCTCAGCTCTGACAAATTGACCAAAATTGAGATTTGATTTTGGTGGTGGCGGAGTATATCCTCCTCTATCCTCCTCTAATCTATTCTTATCTAACCTATCCTTATCTAATCTATTCTGTGGTACGTATTCGTTACGAAGCTGGTACGACTTTGTATCGTCAACAATTATTTGGCTCTTTTCCTCTGTGTAAACAGTAGGTTTGTACATATCTTTTCTAATGACATTATGTATTTTCCAATCTTTAATAAGGATAATTCCGCTATCAAAGTTCAAAACGAATTTTTTTGATAGCAATACATTCATATCGTCGTTCCCTGCGCCAACATTTCTCATTATCCGCTTAGGTGAATCTACAAAACCATCATCGTCTGCATGCATATTAAGATGAAAATACAAGTTTTGCGATGACGCTGGCATGTCAAGAAAACGATCTGTGTCAGTGATTATATTGCTAAACATCCTTTTTTGTGCCATTTATCCTCCTAACTTGTAGTCCACTAGTGTGATAAAGTGGTTCAACTTCGCTTTATCTCTTGTTTCTAGTTTGCTTTTGTCAATCTGTTTTAGTAAGTAGTTAACGCAGAATTTTTTAATCATCTTCTAGCACCAATCCCTCTAATCGCTTATCATAGCTAGACACAAACCACTCTTTCAATTCCTTGTAAAGTTCTAGTGCTTGGTCGTATTCCTCTTCTAGCAATTTTCTGTTTTGTGTCTTGCCGAAAACACTAAGAACAAGTTTTCGGATATTGTCGTGAACATCTCTAGCCGCAACATCACTGTAAGAAATAATTTCGTTATCCGTACCAAAATAATGAGGGATTTGATTAAAGACGTTTTTAGTTGGGTTGTATCCACCAGCTTCGTTGAATTTTTCAACAATCTTAGGATATTTTTCATTGATCGGAATCAATTCATCATCAAAGCTGACATCTTTGAATAGTCCTTGTGGTGTACGTTTTTCTTTCGCTTGTTTCATGCGCTCGGCTACTAATTCATTTAATTCTTCTTCAGTTAATGTGTAAGTTTTCATACAGTCCTCCTATTTTTGGGTACAATAAAAACCCTTATCTAAACGACAAGGGCGCAAAAAATACCCTTGTCAGGTTGACTGAAAAGGGTACACATGATAATATATTTGTGTACCTGTTTTCAGGTCGGGGACTCTGTAACGTATCAGCTCGCCAAAGTAGATTACGTTGCAGGGTCATTTTTTATTTTAGGTCGTCAACAGCTTTTCTAATAACTTCAGACGTGGTAAGATTGTTCTTTTGAGAATAGTCCTTTATTTTTTGACTTTGCTCATCATTAAACCTTATCGTCACACGAAGATTCTTAGGGTCAGTTGTCGGGCGACCTATTTTTCGTTGATTGTCAGTCATAACTCCTCCTTTCGTCTGACATAATTATTATAACCCTTTTGTCAGACATAAGTCAACCCCTAAATCAAACTTTTTTAATATTTTTTCAAGGTACCCTATTCAGTTGTCAAAGGACTATGTGGTTTCTACCAAACCTGCTTGCCAGGCAAACCATGCAACTGGTTATATCTACGTGTACCAGCTTCCCAACCGTTGTTTTCAATCGTCCATTTTGGTTTTTCTTCCTGTTTTTTTGGTTTCGCAAAAATAAAATCTAATAGTTTCATGTTATACTCCAATTTCTGTGATACCACTCGATGACTAAATCTCGTGGGTATTTTTCCCGACCTCCCGTTTCAATACGTGGGAAATCTTTGTGGCTGTTAAATCTTGCGTCAAATGTTTTAGGGTCAACCCCAAACATCTTACTAACTTGCTTTTTATTGAGTTCTAGCGGATAAATTTCCGTCTCATTGTTAATCATTTTCATGACTTTGACCTTGCGATCAATAAGGCCTGCTTCAAACTCATCTAGCATTTGTAATAATCTGCTATCCATGATAAAATTACCTCATAAGTATTATTGTCGAGTCCGATTCCCGTCGGACTTTTTTGCTATCTAAATTCGTCTAAGCTGACTTTTAATCCTGTAGATAGCTTGACCATGTTCGGCCATGACAGATGTTTAATCCTTCCACTTTTCAAATCGCTAAAGTGGCTTTTGTGAATCCCTGTCAATTTTGCTAATTTGTTCATATTGAGATTCCTCTCAATCATCAATTGTTCGATTTTTTTCCACATCATTTTATACCGAAATATCAATATATTGTGTCTGATTATTTTTTACTAGCACAATATGTTGTGGCTTTCGTTCCTTTCTGATATAATTTATTTGAATATGACCTCTCACCGTTGTATTCAAAAATTATGGAAAGGAGGGAAGGAGTATGGAGACATTTAGCTATCCAGAAAATGCCAAGGAACTGTACAAGAAGCATAAGAAAGCAATAGAACAAGCTTGCGAACCAATCGCTACCATGTTAGCTTTAAATAATCCTGAATTAACAGACCTAGCAAACGAAGCTTTAGAACTCTACGCAAGGACAATTTACAATGCATGCGTTGACGCATCTATTATCATTCGAAATCGTGAGCATCAACATTATCGTAACCAATAAACTCTGATTGTCGCTTTGTAATATTTTCTGCTTTTATCCTGCTAGCATCTATTGAAAAATAGATGCTCTTTTTCTTTCCGCTATACGGGTATCGTTTTGGTCTCATGCTCTACCCCACTTTCTCATTTAAAAATTTATTAATAAAATACTGCTGGCCTTTACCTGTCATCTTGGTAGTTTTGCTGATACGGATACTGCCATTCGGCTCCTGGTGCGTCCGTTCCTTGACTTCGAACAGCTTCATGTCCATGCTTCGTTGTGTCGGCATGTTGTAGCTCTCGCCATTTTTTCGAATCAGGAAGCCATTCTCACGCAACCAAGCGAATAAGCGATTTTGACCGATGTTATAACCATTCTGACGCAATATTTTAGCAAAATCACCAATCAAGATAGATGTCTCACTAGCCTCAACCGCATCAGCAAATAGCACCTTTGGACGGTCTGCCTCGATTTGTGCTTCCAGCTTATGTACTTTCTTGTCTGCCATCAGCAGGGCTCTTGCCATGATTTTCTCGGGACTATTAAAGTCCTTTTCGACCTGAATAAAGTATTTGCGGACTTGCTTAGATTTTTCATTCCGTTGCAACATCGCAATTTCTTTTGCCATATCTAGTTTTAGAATGTGGTCTGTATATTCTGTTTGATTGCCCTGAGCTGTTAGTCTTTTTTGACTAATAGCCATGAAGTCTTCGTTTTCAACGAAACCATATTCGCTCATTCGCTCAAGCCATTTTGTATATTGTGTTTTAATTTCAAGCACTTTGTGCAAATCACGACCACTGACAACTGGCTCGTGATTGTCGTTTACTGTAATGTTGATTAGTTCGTTCATAGCGCCCTTTCTAGTTTCACGTTTCGTGAAGCTCATGGTGTAAAAATTTCGCCTAATTCTTTGTGAAAGAAATTGGCGATTTTGAACATTTCACTCTGAGTGAAGTCTCTTTTACCTAATTCTTTATCTCGGTAAGTGTTAGAAGACTTATTAATAACTTTGGACATCTCTTCTTGTGAAATTCCTTTTTCTTTTCGCAATTTATACAGAAGAATTTGCATTCCCCCACCCCCTTTCTAATTTGGAATTATCCAAAACAACATAGCTTTAAAATTTTCTGTGGTATAATTTAAATAAAATGATTGGAGAGAAGTATGTATCGTTATCAGCTTGAAAAAGCAAATGATTGGTTTTACTTTTACGGTGTAGATGACAACCACTATCCACACAACATGCAGCAATTACCTGAAGTTGCAGAGACGTTTTTCCCTGAGATTACAAAACAACCGTTAAAAATTGTAAATGGTAAGTTAGTAAATTCCCCTATGGCTTTCCCAGATAATGGTATTATATTTTTAAATACAGCTGGTTCTACTTATTACTCTCAAACCATCTATCAGATTGGACACGAACTTTGCCACTTCTACATTAATGCGAATATGGTTGATGTCCACCTTAGACCTAATATGTTTTGGTTTGAAGAAACGTTGTGTGAAATTTCATCTCATCTTTTTCTCGACGAATACATGAAGCGATTAGGTTGGGATAACAAAGTTCAATCTATGCCGTACGATAGCTATAGTCAGTTTTTACTTTCTGAACAATTCATCCAACCTTTCAATACAAAAGCTTTATTCCTTGCTTATAGTCAAGAGATTGAGTACCTCAAAAATCATTCGACAGATAGATTAAAGAATAGTTATGTTGCGAAAATTCTCTTGCCAATCTTCCGCCAGCTACCATCGCTATTACAGGAGGCGCGAAAGTTACGAAACATCTATAGCATTTCTGACTTCGAGACATTTTTAAACGCTTGGGCAGATTGTGTCAGTCAGGAACATAAATCAGCTATTCGGGAAATCAAAGAAAATCTATTGCTCCTGTAGGTTTTAGTCTTCCAAAAATCCAAGGGCTTTCTCTTCATCTTCATTAAGCACTCGTTTTCCAAGAGGGCCAAGATTTGATCCGATACCATAATCAACAATTCCCTTTCCAGACGATAAAGCAGATACAATCTCTTCTCTTATTTCTGTCTGCGGCTCTAACACTCGTTCTATATTCTCAACTTTTTCAAGAATAATTCCAACAGTTCTCACTACTTCATTGAGTGCTGTTCTTTCTAGTTCGTTCATATCGTTACTCCTTCCCACTCCCTCTTGGGAGTTTTTATTTTGTAATAAACCAAGCTACTAACCAAGTGATACCACCTAGCACTAACAGCGCTGGTAATACGCCACCTTCAAATTCGATGCTTGTTTTTTCTTTGCCATCACGACTAGTAAACGTGTGTTCTAAGTTGCCAAGCATTAGCTTTTTCCAATTCATGCAACCTCTCCTTTCATTCTTGCGGAGATACAGCCAATGTGCTAAACTAAACTTACCCCGTTAGGGGTGGGGGAATTTCACCCCCTATCCGATTACCATGTAATCGAGTGTTTTATTTTTAGCTTAAACCAAAGAATCTTGATTTCCACTTCTAGTTCTTTGTGTTTAGGCTTTTTGTTTAGCCTAGACTTCATCAGCTGTACCTCCTTTTGTTTTGCTTAATTCCTTAAGCTTGATTATATTATACTTCACTTTTCGTGAAGTGTCAACTATTTTTTTGTTTTTTAACAAAAAAACTTTTCAAAACGTGAAATTATGTGTTATACTTTTATTAAATAAAAAGAAAGAAGAAATCTGATGAACGACAAAGAGCTAGCTTTATATATTGGTTCTAAAATCAAAGAATTGCGAAAAAATAAAGGACTAACTCAAAAAGAGTTAGCGATTTTGGTTAACATGGGTGATACTACAATTGCTAATTATGAAAAGGGGTTTAGAACACCTAAAAAAAACACACTATTTAAGTTAGCTAACGCATTATCCGTTACTATTGATGATCTCTTCCCACCTATTCAAAAAATCGACAATACTAAACACGAACTCAAAATTCCTACTTCTCCACTTGTCAAAAAAATAACCACAACAGTCGTAGAATTAAATGTTCCCCGTAAGCAAAAAGTTTTAGACTTTGCAACAGAACAATTAAAAGAACAAAAAAATAAGATTACCTCTATAGAAGAAAAACTCTACGAGTACAAAGTCTATGAGAAACTTTCAGCTGGTACAGGTTATGGATATTTTGGTGATGGGAACTATGATACTGTTTTTTACGACGAAGAATTGGATTACGATTTTGCTTCTTGGGTTTTCGGAGATTCTATGGAACCAACTTATCTGAATGGAGAGGTTGTACTTATAAAACAAACTGGCTTTGATTGTGAAGGTGGCATCTATGCCGTAGAGTGGGATGGACAAACCTATATTAAGAAAGTTTATCGTGAAGAAGATGGCTTAAGATTAGTCTCTCTAAACAAAAAATATAATGACAAGTTTGCTCCTTTTAGCGAAGATCCTCGAATAATAGGGAAAATCGTTGGTAACTTTATGCCGAAAGAACATTGAGGTGGATAAATGAATTTAGAAAACACAAAACTAAGAACAAAATGTCCGAGTTGCGGAAAGTCTATTATTCTTACTTTTCACACTAGAAGATGTCCTAAATGTTTTTTGGATTTTAAAGAAGATTATGTGAAGCGAATTTTTTATGATTATGAATCAAACGTAGCGAATTCTGCTTTTACAAAAGTTGGAGAAAAAATGACAAGCGCAGGCGAGGGGATGGAAAAGACGGGTAACGTAATACAACAGATAGGTTGCGTTATAATGCTTATTCCTATTGTGTATATTTTATTCCAACTTATTTCAGCATTTAAATGAAAAAAAACCCCACGCTCAAATTTGGCGAGGAGAGCGTGAGGCAAAACCGTATAAGAAACAACCATTAAAAAGGTCGTTTTCTTGTACCCATTTTAACAGAAAAATGAGGTGAAAACAATGGCATTTTATCGAAAATTAGGTTCTGGGTGGGAGTATCGCATCACCTATCGTGACAGTCAAGGTAAAAAAAGAGAAAAATCAAAACGTGGATTTAAAACAAAAACACTTGCAAAAGTCGCTGCTCAGCAAGCAGAAATTGATTTAAACACGCTGACTGCTGACCTTTTAGATATTACTGTTTTAGACTACAACAGGCGTTGGGCAGACATATATAAAAAGCCTCACATTACCGCAAAGACGTGGCAGACATACACCAAAAATTTTAAGCACATCGAACATTATTTTGGGACTCGGAAGCTCAAGAGTATCACACACACCTTTTATCAGCAAGTCCTTAATGACTTTGGCACAAAAGTAGCCCAACAAACTCTGGATAAATTTCATTATCAAATCAAGGGTGCTTGTAAAATGGCCATTCGTGATGGCATTATTAGGGATAATTTTGCCGATGGGGCCATTGTTAGATCGCAAAAACCCGCCAAAGAAGAGTCAGAGAAATTCATGGAAGAATCAGAATACCTCACCTTTATCAAGGTTGCCAAAAGCAAAGTCAAGTACCCATCATACCTGACAACGTATATCATAGCCGTCACTGGTTTACGGTTTGCAGAAGTTCAAGGGTTGACTTGGAAAGACATCGATTTTGATAATGGCTATATCGATATTAATAAAACTTTTGATTATTCAATTTCTCAAAATTTTGGTCCGACCAAAAACGAGCAGTCCATCAGGAAGGTACCGATTGATAAAAATAGCCTTGAGCTACTAAGGAATTTTAAGAGCAACTATTATCAGAATAATAAACTCGATCGTATATGCTTTGGAGCGTCAAATAATGCAACGAACAAAGTTATAAAAAGAGTGACTGGCAGAAATCTAACCAATCACTCGCTAAGACATACTTACGCTTCTTATTTGATAGCACAGGGTGTTGATTTAATATCAGTCTCCAAGCTGCTAGGTCACGAAAATCTCAACATCACACTCAAAGTTTACGCTCATCAGATAGAAAGTTTAAAAGAAAAAAATGACCATCAGGTCAAAAACATTTTTCAAAATCTCAAATTTGACGGGTGA